CCTTACTGGACAGATTATTACGCAAATGGAGCGCAGCGAGGATGTGGATCGCTGGGAAGTGGTGGAATTCCCGGCAATCGACGAGAACGACCAACCTCTCTGGCCCGAATTTTGGCCCCTTGAAGAGCTGCTGGCGAAAAAGGCATCACTGGATATTCGATACTGGAATGCTCAGTACATGCAACAGCCGACATCGGAAGAAGGAGCGTTAATAAAACGTGAGTGGTGGCAGATATGGGACAAAGACGACCCACCACAATGTGAATTTACGATTATGAGCTTGGATGCGGCACAAGAAGCCAACAACCGCTCTGACTACAACGCCTTAACAACGTGGGGCGTGTTTTACAACGAGGAAGTAAACAACTACAACATCATCCTGCTTAACTCTATTAAGAAGCGTTTGGAATACCCGGAGCTAAAGCAGCTGGTGTTGGATGAGTATCGTGAATGGGAGCCTGACTCATTCATCGTGGAGAAGAAGTCTTCTGGTTCAGTTCTGTATCAGGAGATGCGGCGTATGGGTGTGCCAATACAAGAGTTCACACCGGGCAAGGGGCAGGACAAAGTGTCTCGTGTCAATGCTGTTTCTTCACTGTTTCACAGTGGTGTGGTGTGGGCGCCGCACCGACGCTGGGCGATGGAGGTCATAGAAGAGTGTAATGACTTTCCGTCTGGCATTAATGATGACTTGGTGGACTCGACTACGCTGGCTCTGCTCCGCTTCCGGCAAGGTGGGTTTATACGACTGCATAACGACGAACCTGAAGAAATTCAGCTGTTTAAGTCGAAGAGACATAGAGGATATTACTGATGAGCATCGAAAAAGGACTGTATGCAGCCCCGCAAGGTCTGGGGCAAGCGATGATGGAAGAGCCTGACTTGGAGATTGAGATTGAAGACCCGGAAGCAGTCAAATTGCGAACGGACGGGTTAGAAATCGATATTGATCCGAAAGAGATGGATGATGAGGACTTCGAAGCTAACTTAGCTGAAGAGCTACCCGACCAGATATTGTCTTTACTTGCTAGTGATCTGATTGATGATTACGAGGAGGATGTATCTAGCCGTAAAGATTGGATACAGACGTACGTTGATGGCCTTGACCTGTTGGGGATGAAGCTTGAAGAACGGACAGAACCTTGGGCGGGTGCTTGTGGAGTTACACACCCTCTTTTATCAGAAGCACTCGTCAAATTCCAGTCGGAGACGATCATGGAAACTTTCCCGGCTGCTGGGCCGGTTAAGACGAAAATTATCGGTAAAGAGACTCCTGAAAAGAAAGAGGCGTCTGAACGCGTCCGAGACGATATGAACTATCGTCTGACAGAAGAAATGCCCGAATATCGCCCTGAACATGAGCGTATGTTGTGGGGTTTGGGACTGTCAGGCAATTCATTTAAGAAGGTTTATTTTGACCCGTCTTTGGGTCGACAGACTTCAATCTATGTGCCCGCTGAAGATGTTGTAGTGCCGTACGGTACATCGAGCCTTAGAACAGCAGAACGTGTTACTCACGTGATGCGTAAGACTGAAAATGAGCTTCGTAAATTGCAGGTTGATGGCTTCTATCGTGACATAGAACTAGGCGAACCGGTAGATACGATTGAAGAAGTAGAAAAGAAAATAGCGGAGAAAATGGGCTTTCGTGCTACTACGGATAGCCGTTACAAATTGCTTGAAATGCAGGTCGATCTAGACTTGCCGGGGTACGAAGATACTGATGAAGATGGTGAAGAGACCGGTATTAAATTGCCATATATCGTCACTATTGATAAGCATAGCCAGAAGATTTTAGCTATTCGCCGTAATTGGAAGCCTACAGACAAGCTAAAGCATAAGCGTACGCACTTCGTTCACTACGGTTACATCCCCGGCTTCGGCTTCTATTGCTTCGGGTTTATTCACTTAATCGGCGCGTATGCAAAAAGTGGTACGTCAATACTGCGTCAGTTGGTTGATGCAGGTACGCTATCTAACCTGCCCGGCGGTCTAAAAGCTCGTGGGATGCGTATTAAAGGCGACGACACACCTATATCACCCGGTGAGTTTCGTGACGTAGATGTACCAAGCGGAGCTATTAAAGACAATATCTTACCGTTGCCATACAAAGAGCCAAGCGCAGTACTAGCTGGTTTGATGGATAAGATCATTGAAGAAGGCCGACGGTTTGCTAACGCGGCTGAATTGCAAGTGTCTGACATGTCGGCACAAGCCCCGGTAGGCACTACGCTGGCTATTCTTGAAAGAACTCTGAAGATCATGTCTGCGGTGCAGGCACGCATCCACTACTCAATGCATGAAGAGTTTAGGTTGCTCAAAGACATTATCAGAGACTTTACTCCACCAGACTACGACTACGACCCAGTAGACGGTGACCGTAGGGCTAAACAGAGCGACTATGACCAAGTGGATGTGATTCCGGTCAGTGATCCGAACGCTGCAACAATGAGTCAGAAAGTTGTGCAGTATCAAGCGGTACTACAGCTGGCACAAACAGCACCACAACTGTATGACATGCCACTATTACACAGACAGATGTTGGATGTGTTGGGCATTAAGAACTACACCAAGCTTGTACCGATGGAAGATGACACGCGCCCGCGTGATCCGATTACTGAGAATCAGAACATCTTAAGAGGCAAACCTGTTAAGGCGTTTATTTATCAGGACCATCAAGCACACATTGCAGTACACATGGCTGCAATGCAAGACCCGAAGATTCAGGAAGTAATAGGGCAAAACCCGCAAGCGCCGATGCTACAAGCAGCAATGATGGCGCATATAACCGAGCATGTGGGGTATGAGTACCGCAAACAGCTTGAGGCAGCTATGGGCTTTCAGCTTCCGAATTACGAGGAAGATGAGGACATCGAGATTCCGAAAGAGATGGAGCTGCAAATATCTCAAGCCGCAGCGCAGGCTTCACAACAGCTACTGCAACAACACCAGCAGGAAGCCCAACAACAGCAAGCTCAGCAGCAGATGCAAGACCCGATCATCCAGATGCAGATGCAAGAGTTGCAGATTAAACAGGCTGAAGTACAGCGGAAGATTGCCAAAGATCAGGCTGACGCAGCTGCACGCATGGCGCAACTGGAGATTGAGAAGCAGCGGATTAATGCTCAGAAAGAGATTGCCGGAGCAAATATGGCGGTTAAGTACGAGCTAGACAGAGACAAACTAAGTAAGCAACAAGAGGCCGAGGGCTTCAGAGTGGCTGTCGATCTACACAAACATCGTCAGCAACAAGCAAATAAACCTGCTCCACAGAAAGAAAAAGGTAAGAGATGAACATCATAGAGGCAATCCTTAAAGAAATACGCGAACGTCGGGCACAACTATCTGACGGTCTTGGCAACAGCTCTGCCAAGAGCTTTGAGGAGTACCGGTTTATCTGCGGTGAAATTCGAGGTCTCACCGCAGTTGAAGCTTACATAATAGACCTCGCAAAACACTTGGAGTACTCAGATGACTGAACTAGCCATCGCGACAGAAAGCGGTGAAGTATCAACACTGCCACAAGACGCAGAAGATAAAGCGAGGCAGCTACCGGAACCGTCAGGTTACCGGATGTTAGTTGCCATTCCTGAAATAGAAGAGAAGTATGACAGTGGTCTGATAAAGGCAGGCCAAACCGTACATTACGAGGAAGTCCTTAGCACGGTCTTTTTTGTCGTGAAACTCGGGCCAGACTGTTATAAAGACGACAAGAGATTTCCCAACGGCCCTTGGTGTAAAGAGGGCGACTTTATCTTGGCGCGTCCCAACAGCGGCACTAGATTGAAGATTCATGGGCGGGAGTTCCGCATCATTAATGATGACTCAGTTGAGGCCGTAGTCGAAGACCCACGCGGTATTTCACGAGCATAAGGAGATAACTATGCCTATGGAGCAAACTGAATATAAGTTCCCCGACGAGATTGAGAACGAGGCGGCTGAAACCAATGAGGAAGAGCTTCTCGTAGAAATCGAGGATGACACCCCGGAAGAAGACCGTGGTAAGGAGCCACTTCCCGCCGATATTGTTAACTCTTTGGAAAAACCGGAGGATGGCGGGGAGTACCCCGAGGAAGTAGTCAGCCGGTTCAAACAGTATAAGAAGGCTTGGCATGATGAGCGTCGGGAGAAGGAAGCAGCCCTGCGCGAACAGGCCGAGGCTTTACGTATTGCCCAAAGCCTGCTTGAAGAGAACAAGCTTCTCAAGACGACCCTGTCTTCTGGAGAGCAAGAGTATATAGCCACCGCCCGGTCAGCAGCCGAGACCGAGGTCGAGGTTGCTAAGCGCAACTACCGGGAAGCGTATGACTCTGGCGACGCTGAGAAGTTAGTTGAGGCACAGCAAGCCCTAGTAGATGCGTCCTTAAAGTTGGATCGGACAAAACAATATAAGCCCACTTTACAAGACACAGAAACTGAGGTACAACTCCCGCAATCTCGGCAGGAACAAAAACCAGCCGACCCGAAATTCGCTGATTGGCAGCGCCGTAACTCCAACTGGTTCAATAAGGACGAGGAGATGACGGACGCAGCGATGGGACTGCATAAAAAGTTGTTTCGTGAGTACGGCCCTGAATATATTGGTACTGACGACTACTACAAGCGCATTGACGAGACTATGCGCAGGCGGTTCCCAGAAGCCTTTCCAGACGCATCTGAGTCACAAAAACCTCAGAAAAGTAAGCCGAGTACCGTCGTAGCATCAGCTAAGCGAAGCACGGCTCCGAAGCAGGTTAGGCTAACAGCTACACAAGCAGCCTTAGCTAAGAAGTTCAAACTGACACCGGAGCAATACGCCCGCGAGGTCCTTAAATTACAAGGGAGTTGATTATGAGCGAGAACCGACTTACTAGAGAATTAGAATCCCGTACGCAACAGGAGCGCCCTAAGCAGTGGGCACCTGCGGAACTACTACCGGAGCCTGATAAACAGGCCGGGTTTGCGTATAGGTGGATACGTGTTGCTACACTTAACAAACCCGATCCTAAGAACATCTCCGCTAAGCTGAGAGAGGGCTGGGAACCGGTAAGGATTGAGGAGCAACCTAAGTTTCGACTGCTAGTCGACCCAGATAGTCGATTTAAAGAGAATATCGAGGTTGATGGACTGTTGTTATGCAAGACGCCTGAAGAGTTTGTGCAACAGCGTAATCAGTACTACGCGAACCAGACCATAGCTCAGACGAATGCGATTGACAGCAGTTTTATGCGTGAGAACGATGTTCGTATGCCTCTTTTTGCTGAGAGAAAGTCTACGACCACGTTCGGCAAAGGTGGTTAATCTCAATTTTTGGAGTCCAACATGGCATATCCGACTGTAAATGCCCCCTACGGGCTAAAACCGATCAATCTGATCGGCGGTCAGGTGTTTGCGGGTCAAACTCGTGAACTCCCGATTGCAAGTGGCTATGGCACTGCTATCTATAACGGCGATATTGTTCGTCTAGATGGCGGTACTATTGTCAAAGAGACTGGTACAACTACCGTTAACGCGAATGGCGTGACCGGTGTGTTCCTTGGTTGTACTTATACTAACCCTTCGACCGGTCAAAAGCTGTTTGCCCAATCGTATCCGGGCGGCGTAACTGCTTCTGACATTCTGGCGTATGTGGCTGATGATCCTGATCAACTGTTTAAAGTCGCTGTGACCGGCGGGGCTACTAGCTCTACCATCACCCCGATTTCGGGCACGATCTTGGGCAACAACTTGGCTATTTCGCAACCGGCATCTAACACCACTATTTCGGGTAACTCGAATATTGGTGCTTATGATTCGGGCAGCAATACTGCGCAGTCGTTACCGTTCCGTGTTGTTGGTCTTGTTGAAGAGACTACCAACTCAAGCGGCAACTACAGCGAAGTTATTGTTAAGTGGAATGCTCCGTATCCAACCATTACTATCGATTTCACGGCTGAAACCGCGTCGGTGACCATGGCTGGTGGACATTCTTATCTCAACCCGAACGGTCCAGATAGCGTATAAGGGAGTTAAATCATGGCTATTTCACGCGCACAACTACTGAAAGAGCTGCTCCCCGGCTTGAACGCACTGTTCGGCATGGAGTACTCGCGTTATGGTGAGGAACACAAGGAAATCTACGAAACAGAGAATTCCGAGCGTTCGTTCGAAGAGGAAACCAAGCTGTCCGGCTTTTCGGCAGCTCCGGTGAAAAACGAAGGTTCTGCGATTGCGTACGATAATGCGCAAGAAGCATGGACTGCACGATACAACCACGAAACCATTGCTCTGGGTTTCTCGCTGACCGAAGAGGCCATCGAAGATAACCTGTATGACAGCCTGTCGGCTCGTTATACCAAGGCTCTGGCTCGTGCTATGTCGTATACCAAGCAAGTCAAAGCAGCAAACGTGCTAAACAACGGCTTCAATGCCAGCTATGCTGGCGGCGACGGTAAGCCACTGTTTGCAAACAACCACCCACTCGTCTCTGGCGGCACTAACTCGAACATCCCTTCGACTCCTGCTGACTTGAACGAAACTTCGCTGGAAAACGCTGTGATTCAAATCGCTGCGTGGACTGACGAACGTGGGCTGCTGATTGCTGCAAAACCACAAAAGCTGATCATCCCACCGTCTCTTCAGTTCGTTGCTACTCGTCTGTTGGAAACCGAACTCCGTGTCGGCACTAACGATAACGACGTGAACGCAATCAAGAACAACGGTTCGATCCCCGGCGGCTACACGATTAACCACTTCTTGACCGATAACAACGCATGGTTCCTGACCACTGACGTTCCAAACGGCATGAAGCACTTTATTCGTACCCCGCTGGCGAACTCGATGGACGGTGACTTTGACACCGGCAACGTGCGTTACAAGGCTCGTGAGCGTTACTCGTTCGGCTGGTCTGATCCGCTGGGCATGTACGGCTCGCAAGGCGCGTAATAAAAAGGGGGCTTTACGCCCCCTTTTTTGTAGTATATAAAGTAGTTATTCCGGGGTTTACCCGGTGTGCCAAACAGGTCCCCGGCCTGACTTCATGCAGATTGGCGCACCTAACCGCATGAGGAAAAATTCAAATGGCTCTCTCAACTACCCAAAGTATTTGGCGTTCGGGTGGTGGCGACACGACTCGCACCGCGTATTGTGGTTCTGGCGTGATGGCTGCTCAGTTCTATATCGCTGATGCTTCTCCCGCTACTGCTGGTACCAACGTCGCTGTTTCTTCTGACGCAGGCGCACCCGCACTAATTCTTCCATCTGGCGCAGTTATTTTGTCAGTTAGCATCAACGACGGTGGCACCGGTACTTTTGATCTTGGCGCAACTGGCTACACTTCTGGCACTGCGGATAATAACTTTTTTGCAAGTGGTCTTAGTGCAAGTGTTGGCACTACTTCGGTAGGTTCGGTTGTTACAGGCGCTCCGCTTACTGAGATGTCATACGTAACTGTCACGGACAACACTTCGGGCGCAGGTACCGTTGGCGGCTATATCACTTACTTCGTTGTTGATCCGCTGGCTGGTCAGCAGAACGTCTGATAAGGAGGCATCACCATGATGCAAACAGACGTAAAAGCCGCACAGGTAACTTCAACTGACACCGCGTACGCTGCCCCAACCCGTGTAAAAGCGGTAACGGTCAGCTATGACGAGAGCGGTACTGTCGTCTTAAAAGACGGCGGTTCCGGCGGTACGACGAAGTTCTCTTTTACGGCTCCTGCGGCTAAAGGGTCGGTACACATTTTGTTCCCCGGCGAGGGCATTTTGTTTAGAACCGATGTCCATGCCACTTTATCTACTGCAACTATCGTGGTGTTCTATGGCTAAGTCTCCGGCGTGGCAACGCAAAGAAGGGAAGAACCCCAAGGGCGGTTTGAATGCTAAGGGGCGAGCTTCGTATAACGCAGCTAACCCCGGCAAACCCGGACTTAAAGCGCCGCAGCCGGAGGGTGGGCCTCGTAAGAAATCATTCTGCGCCCGTATGGAAGGAATGAAGAAAAAGCTTACGAGTTCCAAGACCGCGAGCGACCCGAACAGTCGTATTAACAAATCTTTACGAGCTTGGAAGTGTTAACCGTGGACTTAGCATTCGTTTGGAATGGCGCGCTGTCGCTTTTTGTTGGGTTGTTTGCGTATATTGCCCATGAAAAATTCTCTGAGCTTGCACGTATCACTATTCTTTTGAATAAGACGCGTGAAGAAATTGCGCGGGATAACGTAACAAAAGCGGAAGTGGATCGTATTACTGATCACATTGATCAGCGATTTAATAGGCTGGAAACCAAGATTGATCAGCTAATTGAATCGCACAGGAGAGTTTTATGAAAAAGAAGGCTAGAAAGTTTGGTACTGGGGGCACTATCCTTACCGGCTTAGGCGCGGGCTTTGTCGGCTCTGCTATATACGACAAACTGATGAAGGGCAAAGAAGATAAAGAAGATAAGTTTCAAAGCCTAAAGTCTGTAGATAGCAAAGGCCGTTCTCCGCAAGAACAGATCAATAAACAAACCGGTGCTAAGTCAGTAGAGCCTGAAACTAAAGCTGAGACTAAGGCTGAGCCTAAAACCGAGAGTCGTGAAGACTATCTTGAGAAGCATGGAGCTAAACCAATCAAGACTACTGGTACTTTTTCCGGGGCTGATACAACCGCGCCTGATACTGACGTTAAAGATACTACCCCTGCGCCTGTTAAGAAAGTTTCTACACCGAAGCCAGCAGTGTCGTCTAATACAGCTATAAAAATGGCCCCGCCTGATAACGCAGACCTTAAACCCAAATCGGTTCCAAAGGCGCAGCCTAAAAAACCAGACACCAAAATGCCGCTACCATCTGATGAGCGTCCGTATAAGCCTTATCCAGCTGGTAGTAAGTATGACCTTGAAGATAAAGCTAAGACCGAAACTAAGAGCGAAAAGAAACCAGCTAAGCCTAAGACCGCTCCTGTTACTAGGTACTCTAAAGATAAAGAAAAAGAAAGCGATAGCAAGTTCGTACCACGACACCTGCGTAATACAACTCCGTTCAAGAAGGGCGGTATGGTTAAAAAGTACAACGACGGTGGCGCGGCTAAGGCTGAACCCAAGAAGGACACGATGCCTGAATGGGCAAAGAATGAGCGTGAGAACAAGAAAAAAGATGAGCTTAATAAACGTGAGAGTGAAGGCGCAAAAAAAGAAGTTAAGCGCAACATGAGCACGTTTGGGTTTAAGAAAGGTGGCACAGCATCTAGCCGTGCTGATGGTATAGCTCAACGCGGTAAAACTCGCGGGAGGATTTACTAATGCCGAGCGTCTCAGGTAAACAACACCGTCTCATGGCTGCGGTGGCAACTAATCCAGCTGTGGCAAAGAAAACTAAGATTCCACAATCCGTGGGAAAAGAGTTTATGGAAGCCGATAAAGGCATGAAATTTAAGGGAGGCGGTGAGATGAAAGAGTCCAAGGCGATGGTTAAGAAGGAGATTGGCTTCATGAAAAAGAAGGGCGCTCCTAAATCCATGATCAAGCATGAAATGGGCGAAATGGGTGCAATGAAAAAAGGCGGCGGTGTTAAGAAGTACGCTGCTGGCGGTCTGGCTGCTGGTCACAAGTCGGCTGATGGTGTTGCTCACAAAGGCAAAACCAAAGCTAAGCAAGTGACGATGAAAGGCGGCGGTAAAGCTGGCGGTAAGTATTGCTAAGGAGATTAAGATGAGACCTATTAAACCTCGCGGCGGCGCACCAGCAGCAGACGCTATGCCACGTCAGCCTATGCCCCTGACTAATGTACTTCCGTCTAAACCAGCTCCGGCTATCGGCGGCGGGGGTCCCGCAAATCCGGCGCCAATGCCAATGCCGCGTCCTACTAGTATGCCTATGACTAATGTAAAACCTGCTGCGCCGGGAATGGGCATGAAGAAGGGCGGTAAGGTCAAATCGTCTGCTTCAAAGAGAGCAGATGGTATTGCTCAACGCGGTAAGACCAAAGGTAAATTTGTATGATGCTCTCACGCGGGATGGGCGACATAAGCCCAGCTAAGATCAAAACCATCAAGAAGCGCGATGGTAATGAGCCTGTCAAAGTTTATAAAGATGGCGGGGAAACTAAGTCCCGCGTGAATGAGTCTGGTAATTACACCAAGCCGAGTATGAGGAAGAGTCTGTTTAATCAGATTAAGAACTCAGCGACGCAAGGAACAGCAGCAGGTCAATGGTCGGCGCGTAAGGCGCAGTTGCTGGCGAAGAAGTACAAAGAAAAGGGCGGAGGCTATCGTGGCTGAACACACAGAAGACTGTCTGAGTCTGATTCATGAAATAGGTCAATGCACTTGTGACGCAATCACGGACGAGCAGATCGACGCTGAACTGCTTGAGAAAGAAGAAGCCAAAGAGTGAAAGCCCCACAGCAAAGCCTAAAGGCGTGGACACAGCAGAAATGGCGGACAAAGAGCGGCAAGCCATCGTCGAAGACGGGCGAAAGATACCTGCCCGAAGCGGCTATCAAGTCACTCACCCCGTCAGAGTACGCAGCCACAACGAAGGCAAAGCGGGCCGGGAAGAAAACTGGCAAACAGTTCGTCGCGCAACCAAAACGTATAGCGCAGAAGACGGCAAAATTTAGGTAGGGAGATAGTTATGGCTGGTGGCGGTCCAGTTGGTCAAGTAGGCAATCCGGGGGCACAGAGTATGCTCTCGTCTTCTATGCAGAGTATGCGTAGAATTAATCCGTATGGTGGCGGTAATCCTTATACCCAAGGGTTTCAAAACTATTCTAGTCCACCCCCCAGCCCACCGAGTTGGATGCAACAAGCGCAAGAGGCGCAACAAAAGTTTCAGCAGAGTAGTCCTTATATGGAATACATGAACAAGCAAAAAGCGTTGCAAGAAGAGTTTGAAAACAGTCAGGGATTTAAGGATTTTCAAACCCAGATGCAAGGGTTCCAGAAACAACAGCAAGAATATCGTCCACCGTTTTCCCCGTATGGCGGGATGTATGGTGGTCTTGGTCGCATGTATTTTTAATTTAAATAATCATGGCCTTTACAACTAGTAACACAAGTTTCAACCCCGACCTTAACGAAATTTTCGAAGAGGCGTTTGAGCGTTGCGGGCTTGAGTTGCGTACCGGCTATGATTTTCGTACGGCACGGCGCAGCCTTAATTTTCTTATTGGTGAGTGGGCTAACCGAGGTATCAACTTGTGGACGATTGAGCAAGGCTCAATTAATTTAGTACAAGGGGTGGTTACATATGATTTACCTAATGATACCGTTGATCTTATTGAACATGTTATTCGCACTGATTCCGGACAAGGTCCTAACCAGACTGATTTAAATATAACTCGAATCAGCGTATCTACGTATTCAACTATCCCAAACAAACTAACGCAAGGCCGTCCTATTCAGGTTTGGATTAATCGGCAGAGCGGGCAGACGACTGATTTATTGGGCGCAACCCCAAAGTATCCACAAATTAATGTATGGCCTGCACCAGACCAAGGTACGCAACTAAACCCGTATTACGTGTTTTATTATTGGCGATTAAAACGTATTTATGACGCAGGTAATGGAACAAATGTAGTAGATATACCTTTTCGCTTCCAGAACTGTTTAGTGGCGGGTCTTGCTTATATGATTTCTGTAAAAAAGCCAGAAGTTGACCCAATGCGCATCCAAGCTCTAAAGGCTATGTATGATGAGGCGTGGGACTTGGCGGCAGGCGAAGACCGCGAAAAAGCGGCTGATCGGCTTGTTCCACGGGAGATGTTTTTCTAATGGGAAACAGGTTTGCTAGTGGCAAGAATTCTATTGCGGAGTGTGACCGTTGTGGATTTCGTTACAAACTGAAAGAACTAAAGAAGCTAACGATCAAAACCAAGCAGGTTACGATTAAGGTATGCCATACCTGTTGGGAACAAGATCACCCACAACTACAGTTAGGGATGTACCCAGTGCAGGACCCGCAAGCTGTTCGGGAGCCAAGACCGGATTTAAGTTACCGCCAAGCTGGTTATACGGGGTTACAACTTACATTGAATACAGATTTTGGTAGCCCTAGCGAAGGCAGTAGAATTATTCAGTGGGGGTGGAACCCAGTAGGGTTTGGTAACGGCGGGGATTTTCAACTAGCTATTAATGACCTTGTAGGTCTTGGTCAGGTAGGGACAGTAACAGTATCTATTACTTAGGAGTAGATTATGGACAGCATGAAGAAAGTGGCTAAGGCGGAAGTCAAAGCACACGAAAAGCGGATGCACAAAGGTATGGCTAAAGGCGGTGTAACCGGCGAAGCCATGAAGAAAATGGGCCGTAACATGGCTCGTGCTATGAATCAGCGTGGGTCTTCAAGGAGCCGATAATGGAAAAGATTAAATCCGCACCGCCATCGGTGCTTAAATCCTATTCTGGTAAAGACTGCATGAATGAGATGAACATTGGTGCTGGTGTAGTTACTAAGGGTAACTATAAAGAGCCAAAAACCACTGGTATCAAAATTCGTGGCACAGGCGCAGCAACTAAAGGTTTAATGGCACGAGGCCCAATGGGTTGAGGTGAAGCGTGAACTACAACGAGTTGTTTATTGCTATAAAAAACTATTTGCAAAACGACTTTCCGTCGAATGTATGGACGGATGTCGCGGGTACCGGCACGACTACATCTAACGGCACGGAGCAGATAGACCTGTTTATTCGACAGGCTGAAACCCGCATTTACAACTCGGTTCAGCTACCTGTCCAACGAAAAAATGTTACTGGTACAACTACCTTGGGGAACAAGTATTTGTCTCTCCCCGCAGATTGGCTATCAAATTATTCTATAGCCGTAGTTACGCCAATTACCGGAGAGTACGAATACTTGCTAAATAAGGACGTAAACTTTATTAGGCAAGCTTTTCCTTATCCCGCAGTTTCTGGTAAACCCCAGTATTACGCCGTTTTTGACCAAAACACATATATCTTAGGCCCAACCCCAGATGCCGCCTATACCATGGAGATGCACTATAACGCTTACCCTGCATCTATTGTAGACATAGGCACTTCATGGCTTGGAAGTAATTTTAGTACTGTCCTTTTATATGGCTCTCTAGTAGAAGCTTATATATTTTTAAAAGGTGAGGCAGACCTTTTGCAAATGTATCAAGCAAACTATAACGATGCGCTCAATCAACTAAAACGCTTGGCAGATGGTTTGGATCGCCAAGACGCATATCGTTCTGGGCAGGCTCGTGTTCAAGTAACTTAAAGGGGATTTATGGCAAGCGCACAAGGCGTCGGAACGGTTGGTCGGTTCATGGTGTACACCACATCAAATCGTGGGCATTCACCAGAGGAACTAGCAGACATGGCGATGGAACATATTATTGCTGTGTCAGACACCGCGCCCGAACAAATAAAAATGCAAGCAGAGGCGTATAAAGCAAAGCTACATGAAGTGCTTGTTAGGTATATGAAAAAAGCTGTCGAGCAAGACCGTCTGACCGTGTGTCGCCAGCTTGAGGATTCTGGTCAGGCTCAAATTGCAGATATTGTAAGGAGAATGTAATGGCTATTACTCAAGCGATGTGTTCGTCTTTTAAAGGCGAAGTTATGCAAGCACTGCACGACTTTGACGTTGGTGCTAACACCTTTAAGTTGGCTTTGTACACAAGTTCGGCTACGTTGGATGCGTCCACTACTGTTTACTCCGCGACTAATGAAGTGCCAAACAGCGGCTCGTACACGGCGGGTGGCGGTACCCTAACTAATCAAGGCGTGACAGTGTCTGGCACTACGGGCTTCACGGATTTTGCTGACTTGTCGTTTACATCAGCAACAATCACAGCGCGTGGCGCTTTGATTTACAACAGCACTAACGGTGATCGTGCGGTTTGTGTGCTTGATTTTGGTGGGGATAAGACCTCTACCGCAGGTACATTCACTATCATCTTCCCGGCGGCTACAGCAAGTGATGCAATTATCCGTATTGCGTAAGGTGAAGCTATGCCACTTGTCATTGCCGATAGAGTACTTGAAACAACCTCTACTACAGGCACCGGCACGATAACACTTGCCGGTGCTGTAACCGGGTATCAGTCTTTTGGTACAGCCATAGGCGATGGCAATACCACTTATTACACCATAGCAATAGAAGGTGGAACTGATTGGGAAGTAGGTATTGGCACCTATACCGCGTCTGGCACAACACTATCCCGCGATACCGTTTTAGCTTCTTCTAACTCCGGAAGCCTTGTTTCGTTTGGTTCTGGAACCAAAAACGTCTTTGTAACCTATCCCGGCGGTAAAGCTGTTTATTACCAAGCCGCTGGGGGCGTTGTTATTTCCGACAACAGTACAGCTAATGCACTCCGCATCACACAGACAGGCACAGGTAACGCGCTGGTGGTGGAGGATAGTGCTAATCCTGATGCTACACCGTTTGTGGTGGATGCTAATGGTCGAGTGATTGCGGGGGGTACTACTGTTTATGCGGTCAATACAATTACAGGGAAAATCCAATCGCAATCAACATCTGTGTTTGATGGGGGTTTTGCTTCAACACTCTGGTCTGCTGATAACCAACCAAACTTTTGGTCATTTGGAAAATCAAGAGGGGCATCTGTTGGAACGCAAACAATTGTTAACAACGCTGATGCAATAGGAGTTATACAGTTTGCTGGTTCCGATGGCACAACATTCGTTGAGGCAGCAAGAATTACAGCAGCCGTAGACGGCACTCCCGGCACTAACGATATGCCCGGACGTTTGGTGTTCTCTACCACGGCTGATGGCGCAAGCACTCCGACAGAACGGATGCGGATTAATAGTGCGGGGGCTGTGGGAATTGGAACAAGCAGCCTTACGGGTATAAATTTAGCTGTTGCAAAAAATATTACCGGTGCCACCACCAGTTTCGGCGTTCGTTCCGCAGGACAAATTCAAACAGACGTTACTTCTCAAGCAAGGATGTTTGATTCTAGTCCGACGCTTGCTTCTGGGTCATTTACACTCAACACTTTATACCATTATTTTACCTCTCAAGGCACTGTTGGCGGCGCAACCGTAACAAATCAGATAGGGTACTTTGCAGAATCTACCCTTACCGGCGCAACCAACAACTACGGCTTCTACAGCAACATCGCATCCGGCACGGGTCGGTGGAACTTCTATGCTAACGGTACTGCCGATAATTACTTTGGTGGGAATACCATCATTAATGGTGCTGTAGGCGTAGGAGCAGCAGGTTCACCAAGTTACGGCACCTCCGGTCAAACACTAACTTCGCGTGGTTCGGCTGCTGCACCCGTATGGTCTAACCCCGGCATTATCTCTGCCCTTGTATTTGGTCTATAAGGAAGCGTCATGGCAAACCCAAGTATTCTTTCCGCGACTTCCATCATAGGGGAGAATTCGCTAACTTCTCTTACTACGACAAGTGCCACGTCCATTTTGAGTAATGCTGCGTCAAGCAACAAGGTGTTCAAACTAAACAGCATTATTGTTTCTAACGTGGACGGCGCAACTCCAGCGGACATTACGATCAACTTCTACAGCGCGGCGGCACTAGGCGGAACGGCGTTCCCAATCGTGTCTACGCTGTCTGTCCCTGCGGATTCGTCGGTGATTGTCGTTGATAAAACCACAGGGCTGTACATAAAAGAAAACCAATCAATTGGTGCCATAGCAGGCACCGCAAACGATCTTGTTGTAGTTGCTTCTTGGGAAGAAATTACATGAGTCTTCGTTATATTGGTGGTCGTCTTGTTGGTAGTCTTGATACCAATACGTCTGGGATAAAAATCCCATCAGGCATTTTTACGCCTAACCAATTAACTGAAGCAGATATTCCCGCAGCCGGACAACAAGAGTACACCACAGCAGGCACCTTCTCTTGGGTAGCTCCTACTAACGTCACAAGCGTCTGTGTTGTTTGCGTTGGTGGTGGCGGAGGCGGTAATTACTCAACTGGGGGCAGTGGCGGCGCAGGCGGTGGCGGAGGCGGGTTAGGGTATATCAATAATTACGCGGTTACCCCCGGCACTTCTTACACCGTTGTTGTAGGCGCAGGTGGAGTTAGTTCAGCCTCTGGTAACACCACGCCAACAGGGAACGGTGGAGACAGCTACTTTGTGAACACCTCTACTGTTAGAGG